CATTTCCGGTCTGTGTGCATATCCAAAGCTGTTCGGTACTTGTGTCAAAATAAAAATTGACACCCTCGGAACCAGCATTGCTTCCATTAGGGTCACCCGTGCTGACGATATTTATCGGCTGTGCACCGACAGTTGTCGTGCCATCAATAATTATCGGTCCATCTGAAGATTCTAGAAGCCATTGCCCACCACTAGCTGCACTAAAACATCGAAGAACCGCATTGCTATGCAAAGGTAAAAAGAAACTCACCGTCACTAAAACGCCAGATATTTCTACCAGCGCTGCAGTTCCTCGTTGCACAGTAACACCCTGCGCTGCAGCCGCATAAAGAATGACGACATCTCCAGCAACTGGCGCGATCGGAAGAATTCCTACAGCAGGACCGGGTGAAGATAAAACCCCCACATAAAACTTGTTTGTTAACATTTGTGCGGGGGTTGTGGAAACTAAATCTATCGTTTCTATTCCACCTTCATTTTGGTTCTGAATCGCCCAAACTGCCGTGGCGGAGTTTCCTGTTTGTGTGCAGATCCACACTTGTGCGGTAGTAGTATCAAAATAAAAATTAACGCCGGCAATTCCTGCCTGCGCGCCATTAGGATCACCTGAGCCAACGATGTTTAAAGGCTGATATCCGACTGTTGTGGTGCTATCAATTATGACAGTGTCATCAATCGACTCAGAAAACCACTGACCTCCGCCAGACGAATTAAAACATCTTAAAACCACAGTATTTCTGAAAGGGATAAAGAGATCAGTCGTAACTAGATTGTTGGTGATGTTAATTAAAGCTGCAGTACCTTTTTGAATAGTCACCCCCGCTGTTGCAGAAGCATAAACAATCAAAAGATCGCCGGCGGCCGGAGCTATAGGCATGATTCCAATAGCTGGGGATGGGGATGCAACAAGACCGACATATAACTTATTCGCCAGCATTTGTGCGGGCGAAGTTGAAACGAGATTTACTACATCTATCCCACCGACTTCTTGATTTTGAACCTGCCAAACAGCTGTGGCCGCATTTCCCGTTTGTGTGCATATCCAAAGTTGAATACCAGCGGTATCAAAATAAAAATTTACACCCTCGGTACCAGCATGCAAACCGTTTGGATTTCCACTACCCACAATATTTTTTGGTTGGAAATCAACAACGATGCTACCATCAATAATTATCGGGCCGTCCGACCCCTCTGCAAACCACTGGCCACCACCGGCCGCATTAAAACATCTTAAGGTAAGAGAACTACGCTGCGGCAGAAAAAAATCAGATGCGATTAAATTTCCTGATATCTCTACAACACCCGCGGTGCCGATTTCAACCGTTACACCAGCGGCCGCGGCCGCATAAAATATAACGATATCTCCTGCGATCGGTGCGATCGGCATAATGCCAACGGCTGGGGAGGGAGATGTTACAGACCCAACATAAAGCGTGTTGGTCGAAAGTTGAGTGGGGGAAGTGGAAACTAAATCGACTTTTGGAATATTTCCATTGGTTTGATCTTGAAGAACCCAGACCGCTGTTAGCGATGTTCCTGTTTGTGTACAAGACCAAAAAAGCAAAGTGCTTGTGTCAAAATAAATATTGACCCCCTGCGTTCCAGCTTGTGTACCATTAGGATCACCTGACCCGATAATATTTATTGGCTGTCCGCCGAGATTTGATAAAGAAGTGACAGGATTTGCCACATCAGAAAGATTATTTGCAACTAAAAGTGCGCCAGATAAGTTGGTCTGTAGCTGCCATGTAGCTGTGATGGCTGTGCCAGCCACGACACACACGTAAAACTTATCAGTAGGCGCTGATGTATCTATGTACAAATCACCCAGAACACCCGCAACTACTCCTTGCGGAGAACCCACCCCAGAGGAAGTTTTGGGCGCACTTAAATTTGTTCTTGACGTGTCGGCATTAGATACATCCGATAAATTATTAGCGCGTAAAAGAACATCAGCCGCAGCTTGCGAATTGAAAATTGTGCTTACACCACCTCTTAAGCCAACGACTCTATCACCTGTAACTAAAGGTCCACCAGTTGCAAAATCTTGAAATTTTAAAGTCATTTTATTTATCCTTAGAGGTTAGGGGCTTGAGAATAAAAGCACGTCATTTTCTGAAACAAGATCAATATCATTTTCTGACACAAGCTGCTGTGAAATTGGAGGTATAGGCGTTTCTTCTAATTCACTAGAATAGAAAAAATAATTTCTTACCTCTGAGTTCATCATGCACTTAGTTGCTCTAGTGGGAAAAGTATCAGTGTAATAGGGGTTGGATCAGTTTGTGGTGTGACAGATGTCACGGTAAAATATTTTACGCATGAAAAAATTGATATTGGTAAAGGCACTAGTGAAGATGCGGCGCATGCCGATATCGTGAAGGGTCCGTTTGTCGCACCACCCGTACTTAGTGAAAATCCATTCGTAAAAGTGTCGTCTAGATATCCTGTAAAAACAATATCGGAAGTTACCCACGCGCTAGAAAAAACCAAAGCTCCGGGCGTTAAACTGCCGCGTGTTTGTTGTCCTGGTGGCAACGTGGGGTCTTCCAAATTGTTACAGGAAATGTTTTGTGATACCACACCTCCGACAGACATACTCACTGGCAAGCGAAATAGTCCGTCTCTAAAAATTATATTGCTTGTTCCTATCATCTTTAAGCTCCTAAATATTCAATTTGGCCTGTAAAAGCGGTTAAACCGGTCGAAATTACAGTAAAAGTTCCGAAGAAAGACACCGCTTGAGATGCAGTTAAAAAAGCTGTTATGGAGCCATTCAAAACAGTGTCAGCAGTGCTGGCTTGAGTGCTATTTAGATAAGTCTGAACGAGCCTGTTTTGGATAACATTATTCAAAGCCCAGGTTAATATAAAATTACAATTCGATATAAAAGCACCAGACATGATTAAAGTTGGGATTACAGTTATTCGATAAAATCCTGAAAATGGAATGATAAACTGCGAATTTGCCAAATCTACAATTGAAAAAGGATCATAGTTAACAGTTGTAAATGGGATTTTTGTTGTAATACCCGCCGGGATATTTGTAGGACCGCGTGAAACAGAAGCGCCAATAAAATTCGTTGTTCTTAAGGTGGGATTTTGTATTATCCATCGCACCCCATCAAATATTAGGCTATAAATTCCCGCCGCAGTTATTTCACGAGCTCTTAATGCTTGAAATCCACTGATTGTTTGTAAGACAACATCTTGTGCAAGACCACCATCTATTTGAATTGTAACAGGCCCGGTGTTCGTCGCATTTGCAGTTACTTGGAGTTCAGTGCCTGCAATTAGTGTGGGATATAAAGGGGATGTTGTTATTACCAGATTATTTCCAGTTCCAGTCGAGGTGAAATTTATAGCGATATTTTGTCGACGAAAATTCGATAAGGCATAAACCGTGGCCGTGTTCATATCAGCAGTTAAAAGAGTGTCAGACACATCCACAGGCTGATTATCAGCGATAAACTGTGCAAAGCCGCTGGCCACTGCCGCTGATTGTTTAACACTTTTGTTAACGAGTTTGCTTTGTGCGATGGTGAACGCTGTATTGCCCTGCGTACGATCTGTAGTCGCTAAATATTCGGCATCGGTTAATAGGTTCGTGCCAGTATTCGTTTCACAAAAATTTAAGATCGTATTTGCGGCCATTTTAGTTCCTATGGACTTGCTAGTAGAAGAATATCATTCTCTGACACAAGATCAATGTCGTTTTCTGACACAAGCTGTGGAGAAGGTGGTATGGGAATAACATCGTAATTAATGCGCACTCCCGCCGGTTTCACCAAAATTAAACCTGAAGTAATTATTTTCAGGTCAAGCACGCCCATGCTTCCTTCCATGAGTTGCACGGTCATCGACATGTCCTGATTATCCAAGACGTAAATCGGGGTTGTTGGGGTGACAAAAGCATCAAAAATCGCATAGATGCTAGCCATATCTCCCTTCCAAATATTTGATAGCACTTTTGACTTTAAAAGTCTTCGATAAGTGTCATCATCGAGAATGACCTGTTCATTATCTGGGTCCCCAATTCCTCTCCAAACGCCATTATCCCACCCTTTGGGGACGCTTAGGTCCCAAGTGAAGTAAATCTGTTCAACAAGAATCGACACCGCTCTCGACTGGCCGATCCATTCTCCGACAGTATCGAGCTGCTTTCCTATAGCAAAATCGAGATCAAATTCCGTTATCAAAGAGAATAACACGCTTTGAATGTCAACGCATGCGGAAGCATATAAATCAACAAATGCCGTGAATTTGGGCTTATCTATATGTTGACTAGCTATCCGAGAAAGATATCTTTCCGTCGTCATGTGACAATCACCTGCACATTTGCCGGGTCACAAGTGGCGCTTTGCTTGAAACTTAAGAGAATATCCGCAGTGCTAAAAGGATTAGGTGGAATTCTCGCCAAAATGGAAGTGCTATTATATGTTGTCCCCTCTAGATCATTATAAAGATTTGCCGGCGCGCACAATTTTGAATTGTAAACAGATTCGCCAATATCCAAACCGTTTATATAGGCGGCGACCGCATTCTGTATAGATGTGGTCGTAGAAGCTAAAAAACCCGGGAGTGCTGTGATATTTACTTGCACATCAATCTCAACCAACTCAGGCTCAAAAAAGTTCACGATCGTGATTACACCGCGAGAATCGGTCGTCGTGACAGGGATATCTCCATATGTAGAAACTCCTGGCGATTTCTTCTGCGCGATCGTATCTCCAATCTGCTGTGTATCTCCACCATCAACAACACATGAAATCGAGTGAGGGGGTAATCCTAAAGAATCCGTTACATTCGTATCATTTTGATAAACTTTAACCCTCTTCACGGAATCTAAAGATGCTAAGCCTCCAGCTATTCCATCCAAAACGGTTAAGTTAGGAATCATCGTAGATATTGTTTGACGAGCACGTAAATGTGCATCCGATTCGACATTGTTTCCCGGTATCGAGTCGAGAACATTATTTACAGATTGCCACCCATTTGTGGGTGTCGCAATCTTAGTGATCGTTCCGGCCGCCGATCTTATATCACCTTCTACTTGAGCAAAAGCTGTGGCTACAATGTCTCCGGTGATAGGGATGGTAACGATGGCCGGCAGAAGCCATTTTTGTCCCAAAATATCTTGGGCGATACCATTGATGATAGTAGTGCCTGCACCACCTATAATCGTTAGATTTACTTGTGAAAAATTACCACTATGCCTTTTAATTCCATTAATTTTTACATTTCTATCGAGAGCATCTGATAATGCAAACTGCGAAGAATATGCGTTATAAGTCATGACGGCCACTTGCATGGTGTCATAAATCGCGGAAGTTATTATCGCTGTACTTTCACCATCCTGAGAATCTGCATCTAAATTAATGTCATTTCCAAAGATGTCCCTCAATTGACTTTGTATCTGAGCTAAAAGAGTAGGGTAATCGGGATAATTTATTCCGGTGGAATCAATAAAAAAAAGATTTGATATTGACATTAGATTATACCCGTTAACGTTGATGTTCCAAAAATTGTATCTACTTCACCGATTATGTTTGCTGTTCTGCGATTTTCATCAATTATTACTTCCAAAGAAATAATTTCTGTGACACCGGGGGTTGCAATTATTCTTGTCCTGATTGCAGGCTCTATGGTCGCTCTTTTTCCCACACCCAGAACAGCTTGTGAGTAAGGTGTTCCTTCTGTCTCATCAAGGAACCACTCCCCCACCCATAATCTTAACCGTGTCAAAATCGATTGCGCAACCGCCTCTGGCGTGTCTATGTAGAAATCGATCAAACCATTTCCAAAAGACATATCGCCATCTTCGTCTAGCTTTCGATATCGCATAAGTGTCTCTAGGAGGGTGGAAGTGTGAAACCTGAGCCTGGAACTATACCACCATGCACGTGGTTTGCAAAAATTATCCCGTCGATTTTTAAACCTCCGGTGACCGAGGTGGGGCCTTGCAACAAAATCTCAGGAGAATTAATTTCAACCGAAGATGTTGAAATAAGTCTTATTTTTCCTGTTGAATCTATTTCTATAAAAGAATCGCCCGACTCATTTCTAATCTGAACAGAATCGGAACTCACACCGGTTAGCTTTTTTGGCTGACTGGTGGGCGCTAAAATTGCAAAGCCGTCAGAAAGATCGTGCAAGCGCTGTTCAACTTGAACACCCACCCCACCAGACTGCCACCATGAATCAATGCAGCGTGATGAAAAGACAATCAAGACTTCATCATCAGCTTGTACAGGCAATGTTAATGCAAATCCGCCACCGCGTGGGAAGATAATCGGCACGTTGATTAAAATCGGCAGAGTGATATTTGATGTGTTGTTGTCCTTATCCCTAACGACAGCTTGGATGGCAGGCTGTGCCGAAAGCGTCTGCGCATCTAGATCAACGTCTACAACAAGGGCTGGCAGTGCCGTCCACATCTTCGCTTGCTGGGTCTCTAGAGCCTCCCTAAGACCCAACTCTTGATCATCCAATCGTTCTTCTCTTCTCATGAGCTCGACACCTTTTCCCCATCTTTTGCACTTTCATCTACAGCGAGACAAACCATCTTTGTGTACCACTCCAGCCCAAAAGTGTCTCCCACATACGATAGCGAGATTATTCTGTATATTCCATCTGAAGCTAGTGGCAATGGTTGTTTGTCAGGATCCTCAGATGTAGATCCTGAAATCAAACCCTCATCAAGTGATATTTTTGCATTGATTATTAGTAGAGGGTTTAACAAAGATGTTGCTTCTACCCCCGCATTAGTTTGTATTGGCAATCCAATCAATCCCGTTCGACTATTTAAAACCACCGCTTGCGATGGAAGTAAAGATGTCCTTTTTAGAAACTGCACTTTTTTATCTTGCACGCTCCATGTAGATTCACTCGTCAACGCACTCTGTCTCAAATAATCTCGGCTCATGCCAAATAAAACTTTTCCCCGTGGAAGTGATACATCTACTGGATCTTCAATGTATCCGGGCTCAACACCTAATCCTGTCATAGAGGAAATTGTCGTATTGATTTGATCTCTTATGGTCGAACCACTCGAAAGTGTCTTATTTACCACAGCGAAATTATATGCCTCATCTCCATCACCCGCAAAAATTTCTATGTATTTATCTGTGGCATTTTCTTTTCCGAATTTTATATCCTTGATGTTGCCACTAAAAATCACACCAAAATTGCTTTTATATCCACCTTGTAACACAATCGATGTAAATTCGTTTTGGATTTGCTTTTGTGTTGCATCGCTTAGATTGTAAACGCGAGTGATTAATGAATTCGGCGTTTGATCACTGGTTTTTTTGACATTAAAAACTACCCGTAATGCAGACAGATCAAGGCCATTTCCTTCGGAATTCTGAACAATCAAACTGCAATATCTCAAATATTGTGAATCGTTGGACATATTTTAAGTTTCCGTCACATAATAAAGATTTGAGTTTGTGCCTAGATTGTCTTGTGTTGGGATATCATCAGCATTTCCATCTGTGAAACACAATAAAGATCCTGGCAAAATATTATTGTATTTGAACTGAGAAATTAGATCTGTACCTGTTACTAAAGGAACAAAGGTATAAACCGACTGTTGAGTACTTGGATCTTGAAACCCTAACTCCCATGCTGGCATAAACTGGTTCCACCGAGTGATAAATGTCAACGATTTACCGCTCAATGAAATGTTGAATTTTTGAGAAGTGTTTGTTAGTGGTATTCTAAAAACTTGAGTCGCCATTCTACACCTTATCTAATTGAAGTTAAGATCCCTAGGGTTGTTTTTTTCTGCTCTTGAGTTGCCGGCAACGCTGATTTTTGCCCCGCGTTATCAATCGACCCCGTCTCATTAGGATTTTTTTGCTGACTCTTTGGTGCCACTGATGTCGTTGTGACTTCCAGCTGCACCAATCTGATTTGTCTTAGCCGCACGCTTATACTTAAGACATTTTCTGTTTTTTTATCTGTGTCGACTTTTAAGGATTGCATTAGCATATTGCTATATGAACGTTTCCCCGTTGTTACAGCAAACGGTTGTCGACTCGCTTGTAAATCCAATAAATTTTGATAAATTTCATCCAAACTGCTTGTAAAATCGGGCGCGAAAGATGCTTGTATTAAAAGTTCCGGGGGCCTAACAAAACAATGATCCGTTATTGAAGCACCTTCTTGCACGGGGTGATCCGTAATTTCTAAATCGTCTGTCGACACTTCCTCAACGGTCAACTGGGCAGTAAAAGACCCTATAGATCTTTTAGGTGTAAAAGTTACGTAAGGGAGGTTGAATACGCTCATCTAACAGCTCCCGCAAAATTCCTTGTCAAATCTGCATTTAATCTGCTTTGTTCTTTGTAAATGGCCTTCGCTGTCTCTTGGGGCGAATTAGAACCGTTAACAGTTATTTTTACATCTTGATTCACAGATTGATTTACAGAGGATGAAGATCCACCTTGCAGCAAAGGTGTGCTTCCGAAGCTAGTCAATCTTCTTGTTGATCCGGCAAAAGCATCCCTGGAAATCTTTGCTGCACCTGTGTCATCTACATCGAATTTTATCTTTACATTGTCTACAACCCTACTTATTACATCACCCAATTTTTGAAAACCTGCAGTCATCCATGTAAAAAATGGTGCGAACCAATCTTTTACTTTTTGCCAATTTTTTATAAGAAAATAAGCTGCGGTTGATAAGGCGGCAACGGCTGCTACCCAAAGACCAATTGGATTTGCAAGTAACATCACTATGCGAAAAGCTGCCATTGCTCTGGTTGCTAAAACAATGGCTGATTTAAATGTGGCAACCGCCGCTGCTGCCGCGAGAATTCCAACACGAAATGCGACAATAGAAATTCCCAACGCTAACAAAACCTTATTAAAACCCCAACCCCAGTTGATTGCGGATTTCAACCCTTCATTGTAACCTTGAAAATCATCGATCAATAGCGCTAGTACTAACCCAAGTAAGATTAAACGACCTACGGGTGATGCAAGAAAAACTGCGTTCAGGATTTTCCATGCAGCAACGGCCGCAAGAATATACCCAGCCCATCCACTTGTTGCCTCATTAATTTTTTGAAAAATGTCAATTAAATTTTTTGACCACTCAATAACTCTTTTTGCTAATGTGAAAAAAGCTTCCGTCAAAGTAAGCAATATTTTTAAAATAGGAGTTATTGTTTGAATTATTTTTTTTGAATTTTCGATCATCAATTTTCGCAGTGTCTCTATTCCTTCCTTCAATTCAGGAATAAATTGTAGTGCGATAGATTGTTTTAATGTGTTAAAAACAAATGACAATTTGTGGATTGAATCAATAAACTCTGCTGAAGATTTACCGGCAGCTTCCGAATTTAACCCAACATCAGAATATAACCGATTAAATTCGTTTCGTATTTCGCTCACGTCATGAGTTAATGATGCTGCCAAACTAGAATCAATCCCTAGTCGTGAAAGTATGGCGTTTTTTTCGCTGGCAGAAACATTTTTTATTCTTTTACCAATTTCCCCCAAAATTTCTTCTGTTGTTTTCAAGTCTCCATTCTGTTTCTTTGCACTTAGACCTAAGGCTTTGAAAGTTGCCGCTCCCCGTCCAAGACCTACGGACGCTTCACCAAGGATTCGACTTAAATTGTGTAAAGATGAATTTGCTGCATCAACACTACTTCCTGTCAGAGATGCAATATATCCAAATTCTTGAATAGTTTTTATGGGTACATTGATTTGTTTTGATAGATCATGAAGTCTGTTGAAATTGCTTGCGACACTGGCTACAAATCCTGTTGTGATCGCTTTGACAGCAACTAAAGCTGCACCAATTTTCAGAACAGCTTTAGTTGCATTTTGAATATCGGATTTAAATTTGTTTAGACCTGCCGCGTCTGTTCTAAACCCAAGGGAGACTAGAAATTCTTTTATTGTTTCAGCCATTTTTCACCTCGGAATATCTTCGCTCGTTCTCCTCCATAACATCAAGCGCGTCATTCATCAAAGCAAAATCAGCGAGTGATAGTTTTCCATCGATCAAACTTTCATAGCGACATAGACCCTTTATTATAGGCCTCATCAACCAGTCTTCATCATTAGGTAAAGAAACCAGCTTTATATTTGTCGTTATTTCTTTTCGGGAAAATTCGACTGGAGATCTAAAAAAAAATCTTTGAAATTAAATTTTAAAGACTCGAAAGCTAATTTCATCATGTCTAATAACTTTATGTCTTGATGATGCATTACACAGCTATCTTTCGATGCGATAGGACTAAAACCAAGCCCGTTCTTTTCTTTTTTACTAATACATCGCAAAAGAGAAAAAAGACAATAGTCCGAATCTGATTCGGACATGGAGGAAATTATGTTTGCGAATGGTGAGAGCGCATCAAATTCGGAATTTAATAAATCATCGCTATTCTGAAAAAGTGGGATGATTGCTG